TTTCCACGTCGAGGTAGCCCGGGCCGGAGAAGGTGCCGGACACCGACACGGTGTGCTGGCCGAGAGAGTAGCGGGCGTTCGTCAGCGCCCCGGCCCAGCCCGCGCCCACGTCGGTAGTGACGGCGGCGCCGTCCACGGAGACGGAGGCGGACGTCACGGAGGCCGCGTAGAGGGTGACGCGGAATGATCCCACGAGGGCGGTGGTGAAGGTGATGGAGGCGGACGAGCCGGTGAACCGCGTGGACGCCTTGTGGTAGACGACGGTGCGGTCGGCGGTGGTGTCCGTCACGGACGTGATGTTGCCGAGCGCGTCGAGCCCGACGAGGTAGGCGCCGAAATAGCGGGAGCCCGCGGCGATGCTCACCTCGCGGTCGATCTGCTGGAAGCGCCCGTACTTGTCCACGTCGACGTCGAAGCCGCCGAGGCGGTACGTGCCCTGCACGCTGTGGACAGTCTCCTGCAAGTCGAGCGTCACCACGCCGGACGAAGTCTCCGTCGTCGCCTCGATGCCGTTGCGCCCCACCACGCCGTTGACGGTGCCGGCGTCCGTCGGAGCCGTGTAGCTCTTGAGGTGGCCGTACTCGTCGAAGCGCATGCCTGCGATGGTCTGGTTGGCGGGGCCGGTGCCCGTCTTGTGGGAAACCTCATAGGGGCTGGACTGCGTGCCGGAGCCGGACACGACGATGGCGGCGTTGCCCGACTGAACGTAGCCACGAGCCGTCGAGGACGCGCCCTGAATGCGGAGCGGGCTGGACTGCGTGCCGTTCCCCGACACCGTTATCCCGTTCGCCCCCGTGGCGTAGAGCTTCGCCAGCAGGGAGCCGTCGACGTCCTCGGTTATGAGGTTCCCGTCCGCGTCCGACACGGAGGCGTCGGAGCCGGAGCCCTGCCCGCAGTCGCACGGCGTCTCGGTGCAGGGGCGGGGCTGGTAGCTCGCCACCTCCTTCCCGGACACGCCGACGATGCAGCCGTCCTGCACGGTCACGCGGTCGTAGACGCCGTCCGCCGGAGCCGTCGCCGACGCCTCGAACTGCACGCAGCCGTCGCGGGAGTAGAGCCTGCCGCCGAACGGCATGCAGGCGTCCCAGTCGGGGCAGAAGCCCTCGGAGGAGCCCTTCTGCTCGGAGTCCCCGCAGTCGGGGACCATCCGCTTCACGCAGGTGTCTTCAGCCATTACATCACCCTCCCGAAGTCCATTCTCGCCCCGCCCTTCATGCGGTGCGCGGCGGTGTCCACGGCGGCGTCGCGGACGCGGTTGAGGAACTCCTGCATGTAGGCGCGGCCGAGGGGCATGCTCGTCCAGTCGCGCCCCGGCACGAGCAGGACGTTCGCCCGGGCGCCCGTGACGATGAGCTCCAGCCAGTCCTCGTAGAGGACGGCGGGAAGCTCGCAGGCCTCGCGCGCGGGGGCGACCGCCAGCTCCACGAGGAACTCGGAGCCGCAGCACGTCCTGTCGATGTGCAGGGCCTTCTCGTTCGGCTCGTACCACGCCGTCCTCCGGCCGCAGAACCTGCAGCCCTCGGGGAACGTGAACGTCCTGCGCACGTCGAGCGGGCATCCGCAGCGCGGAAGCTCCGCGATGCGGAGGATGCCCGTGACGTCCAGACCGTCCGGCGACTCGAGAAGGTACTCCTCCTCGCCCGGCAGCGACTGGATGAAGGCCCGCCTCCGCACGAGGTTCCCGCGGACGCAGGCCTCGCGCGCGGCCTTGGCCAGATAGAAGTGGAGCATGGGCTCCGGCAGCTTGGGGAACTCGAACTTGAGCTCCTCGCAGAAGTCGCTAACTGGTCTGCTTCTGTACGGGTCGTACAGGATGGTCTCTCCGCTCACGCTCCGCCTCCTCTTCCTGTCTGCGCTTGATCATGCGGCCGAGCAGATCGCCATAGGAAGCCCTGTGGCGGCTGGCCAGCTCCAGTATTGCCGAATTGTTTTCGGAATCCACGGACAGCGCCCGCCACAGCATCCACTGCTTGACGGCGGCGAGAAGCTCGGACGGCACGTCCGTGTCGCCGTCCACGTCCTCCGGCATGCCGTAGCACCGCACGAGGACGTACGTGTCGGACAGCCCGCCCGGCAGGGGCGGGTAGATGCGGAACTCCGAGTCTTCCACGGAGCTGACCGCATACCCCTGCCCGCGCCAGTCCGAGGGGTTCATGCAGCGCCCCGGCCGGCGTCCGTCCCAGTCGTAGGCGTCGTCGTCCGGCAGGCGCTGCAGGGAGTAAAGCAGGCGGCCGTCCGCGTCGGAGACGCCTTCGATCTTCAGGATCTCGTCGCAGGTGCAGGCCTTCTGCCAGCCCCCGCCCGGCTCGACCTTCACGACCACCTTCTCGAGGAACAGATCCTTGACGTAGGGGGCCGCGTCGAGCAGGGCCTCGCGCAGGTACGACATGAGCTGGGCCTGCGTCCAGCGGGTGTACTCGTACCCGAGCTCCTGATCGTTCAGGTCGCGGGAAACGTCTTCGATGATGCGTCCGGCCTTCATGCTAGAACTCCGCCTTGGACATGAGGTTCTCGATGTCGGCGAACGGCACGGCGTCGCCGTAGCCCGCGTCCGCCGGGGGCTGCTCCGTCAGGGCCATGGTCGGCCTGAACGGAGCCATGACGGCGTCCACGGTCTTCCGCGTCGCCTGCGCCAGCGCCTCGTCCATGAGGACGTCGGGCGACTCCTCGCGGAGCTCCGGCAGGCGGTCGGCCCACAGGGCGGGGTCGGTGCGCCCCTGCTCGTCGCAGTTGACCAGCACGTCCCTCTGCTCGGCGAGCATGGCGCTCCACGGCAGGATGACGCCGGTCTTCTGGTTCTTCAGGCAGGGGCTCCACGGCAGCGGGGGCACGGCGTTCTTCACGCCCATGCTTTGCAGGTACGCCGCCCTCTGGGACTCGTCCATGCCGAGAACGTCGCCCGCGTTCCTCGGCGCTCCGATTTGAGATTCAGTCATGATGCGCTCCTTTCAAAGAAACAGGCCCGCCCGGCGTTATGCTGGACGGGCCTGAACAAACCATGAGGTATGGGACTACTTAGCCGAGCTGGGCTTCATCTTCTTGATGACGCCCTCGGGCTTGCCCTCGCCCTTCTTGCTGACGACCTTGCTCCAGCGGTTTCCGAAGATTCTGGAGCGGGCCTGCTCGGAAGAGTTGGTCAGCTTGAGGTTGGGCAGGTTCTCGGGGGGAGAGCCGCCAGCGCCGACCTTCTTCATGGGGAACTTCTTCCCCTTGGCCGTGTCCTTGCTGGCGGGGCCGGTAAGGGTCTTTGCCATGGGAGCCTCCCTTAGCCGATCTGGGTCGAGCCCTCGAAGGTGAAGAGCTTGGCGCTCATGTAGAGGGCGAAGGTGGACTTCCAGATGGCCTTGATCTTGTCGGCGTCGCCGTTGGAAACCTCGTAGCCGAGGCAGACGGCGCCGAAGTAGTCGTCGAGCCCGCCGACCGGCTTGCCGTTGGCGTCCAGCTCGGGGATGTTGTGGCCGAAGGTCACGGGCATGTCCGCCATGGTGGAGGCGGTGCCCGAGGTGTTGGTCACGGAGCCCGTGGAGGTGCCGGTCACGGAGGTGCCGTCGACGGTGCCGGTGACGGTGCCGGTCGTGGCGCCGGAGGTGAGCTGGCTGGTGCCGGAGGCGCCGACGAGGCGGGCCATGCCGTAGATCTTGTCGGAGCCGCCGGGGGTGCCGAGCGGGAACTTGTCGATGCCGGCCGCGGAAAGCTGGCTCGTGAAGGCCGTGATCTTGGTGTAGGTCCACTCTTCGTTCGTGAAGTCCCAAGCCACGCGGTACGCCACGGGCTTGAGATAGACGCCGTCGAGGTTCTTGTCGAACAGGTTGGCCTCGTAGTAGACGCTGTCAACATAGGAGCGGAGAGGCACCCAGTTGGTGAGGATGACGTCGTTGACGGCCTTCAGGTTCTTCAGGCCGTACTGCATCCACCTGTGGCCCACGGTGTCGTTGAGGTTCGGCACGAGGGGGAAGTGGAGGTTGAGGTAGCCCTGTCCGTGGGCCGCGTCGGCATGGCTGTCGAAGGGCGGGGTGAACTTGGCGTGGGGTGCGTCGAAGGGGGGCGTGAACTCCGCGAACTGGCCGTCGCAGAACCAGCCTTTGAAGTCGGGCATGCCGCCCCTGAAGAGGTTGGTAATAGCCATGTCAGGTCCTCCTTACGCGCTGATGGGGTCGAAGGTCCAGTAGCCCAGCGCGAGGGCTTCGGGGTAGATGACCTCGGCGCCCCAAGCGGCGAGGAACTGGTAGCGCACGCCGAAGGAGTTGGGGTCGTTGGTGATGAGGCGGGACTCGATGATGTTGGAGGCGTACGCCGTGGCCTCCTTGTGGCCCGCGATGATGTAGAAGCTGAGGGCGCCGGACTCGTCGCGGCGCACGGGGCAGTGGATGGTCTCGATGGGCTGGAAGCCGAAGAGGGACTTGTTCCACATGCCGTCGACGATCATGCCGCAGGAGCAGGACCAGTCCGCGTTGGCGTAGTTGGACATGGCGAGGTAGGTGCGGAGGATGGGCGGGACGATGATGAACATCTCGCCGTCCTTCCAGCGCTTCTGCTCGATCAGGACGCGCTGGAGGTTGGCCAGCACGACCGGGAGGTTCTGCGGGGTGACGTGGACGGGGGAGCCGGGAGAGCCGAGGTCGACGTCCTGATTGCGGCCGGCGGCGGACAGGGAAGTCAGGGGAGACACCTGCGACATCATGCGGCCGAGGACGAAGCGGCGCTGCTCGTCGACGTAGGACTGGTAGATGGCCTCGAGGAGCTTCTCCTCGAAGGGAGCCCAGCGCTCGCAGGCCTGCTTGATGTCGAGGCTGTCGAACTTGATGTCCTGATAGCTCGCGAAGCAGATCTGAAGGCACCGGGCCTCGGTGGTCACCGTATTGGGAACCAGCTGCTGGTTCTTCTGGTACGAGCGCATCGGGCCGACTTCGGGAGCGCGCATGATCTGGATGACCTGATTGCACTCCATGACCGGCTCGAGGAGCTCGGAGCTGGTGATGCGCGGCAGGAAGTCCTCCTCGTAGATTTTCGAGAGGATGACGTCGCTGTAGCCGACGCGGGCCAGAGGGGTCGCCTCCATGCCCGTGTAGCCGGATGCGCTGGGATAGATAGGCATTGGCTAGACTCCTTGCAGGCCGCCGGACAGCTGCGCCATCTGAGCCTTCCGCACCTCTGGGAGCATGCGCATGTACTCGTCGGGCGTAATCTGCCGCGTCTGGAAAAGGTTGTTGAGATCGCGCAGGGTGAGCGGAGCCTTCTGGGGCGCGCCCTGCGCGGGGGCTCCGCCGGGCGCGACCTGCGCCGGGGGAACGGCGTCGGGGCGGGCCGCTCCCGCTCTCGACGCCTTGAACTGGGAGATCATGTCCACGACGTAGTCGGTGTTGCCGTTGAGGTACTCGCGGGCGGCGCGCACGTCCCTCGTCTCCGAGGACTTGCCGTCGCGCTGCGTGACGTACTGGCGGTACTCCGGCGTGTTCATGATCTGGTAGAAGTCGGGATGGGCCGCGAGGATGCGGCCGTTGAGCATCTCCCTGCGGGAGCGCTCGAGCTCCGCGCGCTGGCGGGCCGTGGCCTCCTCGAACTCCCGGCGCTGCTGCTCGAGCTGCTGCTTCAGGGGATCGAGGCGCTGGTCGGCCATGGTCAGCACGGACTCGGAGATGGCCTGAGCGTCCTCCGGGGTGACGGAGGACAGGCCGTCCAGCATCTTCTGCTGGACGTCGGCGCGGACGGAGGCGCGGCGCTTGATGTCGTCGAGCTCCGCCGCCTTGGCCCTGAGCTGCTCGAGCTCCTGAGCCTGAGCGCCGTAGGCCTGCCTGAACTGCTCCCGCTCCGCCGCGAGGCGCTCGGCCAGCATCGGGTCGTAGCCCCCCTGCGGGGGATACTGCGGCGCCGGAGCCGGCTGCGGAGCGGGCTGTGCCTGCTCGGGCTGCGGAGCCTGAGCGGGTTCCGGCGCCGGAGCGGGGGCGGGCTCCTGAGCGCCAAACTGGGGATAGATGGAGTTCTGCGGGCCGGGCTCCTGAGCGGGAGCCTCGGCCGCGAGCGATTTCTTGAACTCGTCGGCCTTGGCCGCGTACGGGTTGGTAGGTGCCTTGTCGAAGGCTGCCATGGTCTACGCTCCTAGAGAGGCCAAGTCGCGCTCGAAGTCCTCGAGCGCCGACACCCTGCCGAGGGTGTAGGCGGCGCGGGGCGCGTTGGCCGGGTTGAGGGCCGCCGCCCGCGCGGAGGCGTCGAAGTCCTCCTGCGCCTGCGACAGCCGGTTCGATACGGCTTCCAGAAGGAGCTTCCGCAGGGGCGCGTCCGCCCGGAGCGCCCTGTCGAGCTCGCTACCTAGAACGGGTCGGGACATACTTCATGCCCTCGATTATTTCCTTGGGGGACTTTCCGCCTCCCCTCTGCGCCGGAGACGGCGCGGTGCCGGGGCGTCCGGCGGAGGACGGCGGGGGAATCTGGCGGGGCTTGCGCCCGCATCTGCTGCACGACATGGCTGCTATTCTCCCTTGTACCGGGTGTCCATGATGGCCGAGTAGGCCTGCCCCCTGAAGGGGCAGGAGCGCATCTTGGCGTCGTGGACGAGCCTGCGCTCGTTCATGCGCTTGAGAGACGCCAGCGGATCGGGCTTGCCGGAG